TAAACTTTGTCCAACTTTATTCTGATTTGCTTTTATCTCTTGTTCTGCTTTTGATACAGAATCAATACCATCAGTAATTCTTTGTTGATCGCTTCTAGTATCAATTGGTTGATTTGGATCATTCATTTTACGATCAAACTCAGATATCTGTTTTGTTTGATCATTAACATTCAAACTTTGTCCAACTTTATTTTTATTTGGAGAAACCTCTTCTCCAGGTTTGGTTGACATTGATTTGTTGATTTGATTTTCCCCATAGACAGGTTTTCCATCAACAATTGTACCAACTTTACTTTGTGTTGGTCCAAACAATCCCCCAAAAGCATTTCCGATTCCTTGTCCTAATCCTTGAACAGAACCAAGAACCGATTGTCCCATACCCAACGCACCTTGAGCAACTCCCATTCCTCCACCCATACCCCCTCTTCCCATATTCTGAATACCTTGGATTCCAGACATAATGCCAGAAGCACTACCAAGAGTTCCCATAATACTTCCCATATTATTACCAGCACCAGATAACATTGGAGATGTTTGTCCTAATGCTCCTAATATTGATCCGGCAGATCCAATTGCAGATCCTGCCATTCCAATACCAGACATTGCCCCGCCAATTCCACCCATACCTCCTCTTCCCATACCACCAAACATTTGTCCCATCATCATACCTTGTTGAGCGGTAGACAAAACTCCTTGTAATGCTCCCATAGGATTCATTGATTGTTGGGTCATTGGAGTTACTCCCAAATTAACTAAATTTGGAGATGCTTGTTGTTGTGGTGCGGAAGATTCTTTTTTTGCTGTTAATTGAGATTCTTCTTGAGTTTGATCTTCTCTTTGAGCAGTTTCAGAAGTTTCTTCTTCCTCATCCTCTTCTTCTCCATCTTCTTTTTTCTTTTTATCTCCTCCAACTTTTTCTGCTATTGTAGATAACAATGAAACCATTTGTTGGAAATAATCGGTATATCCTCCATCAGAAGATTCGGAAGATTCTTTTGTTTGTTTTTGTCCTTGTTCAGTCAGAATTGGTTCATCCGATTCTTCCATTTCGGATTCTTCTTCCTGATATTTTCCACCTTCTGGAACTTGAGATTCTTTTGTTGCCATTTTTGATGGTTCTTCCGAATCTTCACCCCATAAAGGTTTTGTTGCCCAAGATTTAATTTTACTCCAAGTTGAAGGTTCCGAATCTTGATTTTCTACTAACCTTGTTGTAGATTCTCCTTCTTTTGGTTGTTCTTCTTTTGGTTGTTCTTCTCTATGTTCTTTTGAAAATGCCATTGCTTTTGAAATTTGTTCGGAAGATGTTCCGGTTGATTGTCCAAATCTAGATTTTCCAGTATTTGGATCAGCAATAGATGCCCACTCTTTGGATAAACTTGTTTGGAAATCCTTTTCTGACATTTTCCCAGATCTAAACTTAGAGTATCCTCTACCTTCAAGCAAACTTCTTCCTATTTTGTCTTGTAATTCTGGAGTAAATTTATCTTCATCAGAAAATCCCAACTCCTTTTGTTGTGCCGCAAGAGTTCCCTGAACAACTTGATATTTTCCAACAGCCCCAGTTCCTTGATTTGTCCCTGGAATTTTTCCTCTAGTCGCAGCAATTTGTTTTTTTTGAAATTCTTTAACTTCACCAACTGTCATTTCAGATAGTGGTTTTTCTGGTTTGCCATATTTACCAAAACCATAAGGAACATCATATCCAGACTCAAATCCACTTTTTTTCGCCCTTTCATCAGAGGTTCCTTCTCCTTGTGTTATTCTGTCTAAGAGTGCCTTTGTTCCTTCATCAACAGAAGTTCTTATTTTTGATCCTGGTTTTCCGACATCATCCCATTTTCCAAGTCTTGGATCTGAATCTTTTTCTCTTCCTGCTATTCTTCCCCCAGCCCAACCCAATCCACCAGCAATTGCTCCAGGAATTCCTCCCGTGAGAGCTCCAGCAGTAACACTTCCAGCAAGTCCCCCAGAAACTCCAGAATATCCAGCTAGAATTGATCCAAACGTTCCCAAAATAGGAATAATTGATTTTAGTGCTTTTCCTAATCCCATAATTCCTGCGGCAGTTCCAGCAATATCTCCAAGTCCTGATGATTCTCCACGAAAATTCTTATCTAATAATTTTTTAATGTTTTCGTCAATACTAGCAAATATTTGATATTCTCTTATTGCCGAAGAATCTGTTTGGAATTCTTTTGGCACCAATGATTGTTTTAATTTATCATCTTGATGTTCTTGTCTTTCAAAACTTAATTGTGTTTGTAGGATAGAATATATGTCAGTTAATGCTCTGACAATTTGTTTATCTCCATCGGTAGTTCCTGTTTGGACAGATTGGGACCCTTGCTGAACAACAGTAATATTTTGTACTGGAGGTTGTGTTGGTTGAGCCATACGAAACCCACCAGAATTCTGGTTTCTTAATGTATCTGCTATTTTAGCAATTCCCGAATCTGCCATTTTAGTATCCTATTTTAATGATTATTAATTCTATCATTTTCGTCTTGAATATATTTTTCTAACTGCGAAATATAAATGTCTCTTTCCCAAGGTAACATAGTCTCAATCTCTGTTAAACTATATTTGTGATGTTGCATTAAAACAAAATTGATCTTATAGTAATTACCAAGATTATCATTACCAAGGGTTAGTCTAAAAAATTTTGAATGCCCTCTAATATTATGGAGTGCTTGTGTCCACACTTTGAGCAAGTTACTTTCAACTCTTGAGAAACTTTTGGAAGTTTTGCAAAATAATTTTCTATAAGTTTAAATTGTTCAACACTAAGGGATTCAATAAAATCTATCATTTCCTGATGGGTCGCTTCTTTTGGATAATAGAAATTATTATCATCAAAAATATAATCTATACAATCAATAATAGCATCAAAAGTTTTATCAATGATGTTATTATCACCACTTAACTTCTCAATAGTTTTGAAATTTGGATATTTGAATTTAATTCCAACTTGATCATTTATCTTTATAGTATCATTATAATCCTTTAGATTAACATCAATATCTAATAAATTAATATTTACTGGCATTAAATTTTTACAACTTTCTCCATCTGATATCTTATTTTCACATCTATATTTTGCTTCAACAACTTCTCCAATTGATCTTGCTCTCAAATGTAAGAAGAAAAATTCAAGATCTAATGAAGATAATTCATCAATTTCAATTTCTGATATACAACAGTTTTTTATAATCTGTTTCATATTTTCATTGACAAAATCTTTTTCTTCAGATTGAATAGCAATCATTAGAATTTTTTGCTCTTTAACAAGAAATGGTCTAAATTTAATCTTCTCTTTCAATATTGGAAGAAAAACTTCATATACTGGAGTTTGTATCAATGGTAAATTCATTCAATTTTCCTCAATGGTTATTTCAAAATTTTATATAAAAGGCGCTTGTAATGTTATATTTTTAAACATATTATCAGTAAAATAACGAAACGCAAATGTCACTGAAAGTTTATTAATTGTATTTTGTGCTTCCCAAGATAGTGGCATGGCATTTACACTAATTGGGAATGCTTCTTTTAGAATGGATTTGTAAGCATCTCTACCATCTAATGTTTTTTGAGTTACTGTTATATTTGTCGCATAATTATCTTTATATTCAAAGTCAAACGCAAGTCTTCCAAATGATTCTCCTCCTATACCAGGAATTGCGGAATAGTAATTTGCGGAAATAAAACTTAACCAAGCATCAAAAAATACCTTTTCTCTCATATCATCAGAGCATAAGAATGAAAGTGTTATTTGATCATATGCGTTTTGTACTGGAAATTTATTAACAGGACCATAAGTTTTTTGTTCAACAATAGCGAATGTTCTTCCAGGCAACTCTGCGGAATCACATCTCAAAGATAACGTACTTCCTAAACCAACCCCAGTCCAAGCAGCTTTTAGTTCAGCAGAAGTTGGATCTGAACTTATAAAATTGTTAATGAGATTTAATAGTCCCCCAGGAACTCCAATATCAACAGTAAAGTTGTATGCTCTTGATAGTTCTGTATTATTAAATGAAGAGACAAAAGTTGATATGTTTGACATGGTTATTATTTTTTATATTGAAATTTTTCTATTGGCAATATTGCAGCATAATTCCATTCATGAGATTCAATCGGCAAGACTTTTGATCTTAAATGGTTCGTTAAATATTTTTTTATACACACTTTATAATCCTTATATTGGGTAGTATATTTTAATGTGTCATATGTTATTTGAAGTCTTAAAATATCGGATGCCCTATTATATACAGATAAATCACTTAACAAATGTGATAGAAATATTACTCTATTAAGTCCTTTTAAATAATGAAGGTTTAATCCCAAGAAACCATCAATAGTTTTATCCAAAACAATTACCAATGGAAACTTATCCCATACTGGTAAGGTATTTTTGTGTTTGGCATCATACACAAAAAAATACATTCCCCCAGGAACAAATTGTTTAGTTCTTTCTTTTGTATTTCTAGGTAGTAGGTTGTTTGCTTGTGTTGCTTTTATTTTTAATTGTAACCACCCAATAGAAATATCTTTTAACCTTTCTCTCTCTTCTTTACTCGCCGAAGTGAATCTCTCATATAAACTTGGAAGTTCTTCTCTACTAAAGAAAAATTCATTTAATTCTGTTTGTAAAGATTTCTCTAAATATTTTCCAGGTTTTCCTTGGGGAGTCAATACTGCCCAAGCTCCATATCCAAAATTATAAGGATCAAAGATATATTGTTTTCCTGATCCTTCTGGATATTCTACAGTATGATATTGAGAATAATCTTTTGTGCTTTTAAATTCCATGTACTATTTATTCTTTGGTTTTTTGCCGAAAAGTTCATTTTCTGTTAGAATCTTAAATTCCCAACCACGTTTCTTACAAAATTCTTGTGCTGCTTTCCATTTGGCAGAATTTACACCCCAAGTACAAACTTCATTAATATAATTTTTTGTTACTCTTGATTTTGGAACGGGCGCTTGTGTCTGAGCATATGGTTTTACTTCAATTAAATATTCGGCAATAGTTCCATCCATTTTTTTAACTTTAGCATAGAAATCTAAAAAATATCTATGGTGTTTATTATCAACGGGAGATATATATGGAACAACGTGTTCTTCCGATGACCACTCAATAACATTTTCATTTTGATCCAACCATATTTGTACTTTTTTTTCCCAAGAAGATCTAAATATTATATTGCTGACATCTCCTCTATATTTTTGAGGATTTTTTGGAATATAGATTCCTTGTTTATATTTGTGACCTGCCAAAACTACTCCAAAAAATGATATAAATAATAAGTATTTATTCCATTTTTTATTAAAAATTTTATGGCACAACCAACTATTCCAGGTACTCCCCCATTAGCAGAACTAACTGGAAATTTACCATTTCCATATCTAACTGCCCCATATGATTTTACCAGTTTGAAATATCCACAAGATATTGGACATGATATATTTCAAGGACATTATATAAATTTTTATATAAATGTCCACAGAGCAAGTGACTATTTTAAGGGAGCATCTTTCACATATGGTGGAGCACCATCAACATATATTGCGTTGGATGAAAATGGAAGTCCAACAACTAGTTGGGGGACTTCAGCACAAAGAATGGCATATAATAGAATCAGTCAGGCAATTTCTTTATATATTCCGGATACTATGCAGACCTCCCAAAGTATTGAATGGGAAAATTCAAGTCTATTACAACTTGGTGAACAAATGGCAAAGGGAGGCGGAAATTCTAAGGGAGCTGGAATTTCTTCTGGTAGTAGCAGTTTGAAAGCAAAGGCAATGAATGCTCTGAGGTCCGTATCTACTATTTTTGGTAAAGCTGCTGAAATTACTGGAAATGTTGGATCTATTGCTGGATTCGCAATGAACCCACAGTTATTAGTTCTTTTTAGAGGTATTGATCCAAGAACATTTCAATACGAATTCTATTTTACTCCAAGAAATGAGGATGAATCAAACTCTGTTAAGAATATCATAAGAGCATTTAGATTTCATTCTCATCCGGAAGCAAATCTTCTTGCTGGGGCATTTTTTACTGCCCCATCAACATTTGATATAGAATTTATCCATAAGGGACAAAGAAATACAAACATTCACCAAATAAAAACTTGCGTACTTAGAAATTATACTTTAGATTATGCTCCATATGGTTGGTCAACATATAAAGATGGTATGCCAGTACAAACTAGAATGGTTTTAACCTTCCAAGAAACTGATCTAATTCAAAAATCTGATATTGAGAAAGGATATTAATAATGTCAAGTTTTTTTTCATATTTTCCAACAGTAGATTTTGAAAATCGCCTACTCACCGATCTATCAATAAGAATCAAGATAAGAAATACTTGGTTGAATGATGCTAGATTGTATTATAATTATAATTATCAAGATCATGACAAACCAGAACATATTGCCAAAAAATATTATAATGATGAATCTTTACATTGGATAATATTATTGACTAATAATATTTTTGATCATACATTTGATTTTCCAATGAGTGAGAGTATTTTTAAAAAATATATTGCCGATAAATATAGCAACAGAAATGGAGTTAAAACTGTCAGAATAAATTCAGGGGGTTCTGGGTATGTCAATGGAATATATCAAGACGTTCCATTGAACGTGTCAAATCCAACTTCTCTATCCACAATAGGAACTGAAATTAAAGTTAATATAACAGTAAGTTCAAATGCTGTTTCAAATATTTCTGTTTTTAGAGGTGGAACCAATTATGATTCTAATACCACTTTTTCAGTATCTAATACATATCTTGGAGGAACCGGATCTGGATTTGTTGGTTCTGTAATAAATTATATGGATGGATATACATACGCCCTCAATAATTTAGATCCTATTTATAGGTATCAAAAAAGAGTTAGCATATATTCCAGAAGTAACCAATTCACACCAACACAAGATAATTATTATGTTGTGGATGCTGATACATATGCCAATTTATATGAAGATAGCAATCCTAGTAGAAGTAATATTACTACTGGGGATGGAGAACAACTAACATATATCGTCAGTAGAAGGTATCCAGAAGTAACTTATTTTGATAGAGAATATGAAGTTAATGAATCAAAAAGATTAATAAGAATATTGAAAAAAGATTACATTTCACAAGCAAGACAAGAAATATTAAATTTGATATAATATGAGCAGTTCTTTACAAAATCAATCTGTTGTTGGGTTAAGAGTTGAGCAATGTATAATAACATCATCAACTGGGGAAAAATTGGATTTCAAAAATGCTGTTGTTGAATATAGTTATTTTGAAGATATATTTTCAAATTTCGTTTCTGGATCTTTAATGATAAGTGACTCATCAGCATTTCAAAATAAGTTGAAATGGACTGGTAATGAAACTTTAGAATTGGTTATTGATAAACCAAAAGAAGAAGGTTCTGAGGCATCTGGGAGAGGAATTCCTCTTGGCAAATATGAAGTAGGCACTTCCAATGGATCAAAAAAACTTGAAACTATTAAATATAGAATTTTTAATATTAAAAGTAGAAAATTGGGAAATGATACAAACGAAAATTTCATTGTTCAATTTTGCTCAGATGCTTTGATGTTATCAGAACAAACAAAAATCAGCAAATCATACAAACAAATGAAAATATCAGATATCATCAAAGATATCTGTAAAACGTATTTGAATTTAAGAGTTGAAGATGTAAAAGATAAGAATGGAAATGTTATTTTACCATCTCAAGTTGGAATTGAAGAAACATTTGGAACTAGAGATATTGTAATTCCAAAACTAAAACCTTTTGAAGCAATCAATTGGCTCTGTACTCAAGCAATTAGTAATTCCTTACCAGGAGATTTGAAGAATGGCGCTCAATATTTATTTTGGCAAAATAGGGATGCTTATTTTTTCAATACTATTTTATTTAGACTTTATAATAAAGAAAAATATGTATATCAGAATCCACTAATAGATTCAAATAGTAATAGACTAGACTCTGGCGGATATTGGTATGGAACAAAAAATATTGAATATTCAAGTCCTCAATACAGCGAATATGAACAAATAATTTCTTTTGAAGTTATGAATTCTTATGATACGATGGAATCTTCACAAAGAGGAATGTATGCGAATAGAATGATTGCGCTGGATCATATCAGAAGAATGCACGAAAATGCTGATTTTAATTATAATGATTATTGGAAACATCTTAATGGTCAATATGATTTTTATAAAAATAAAAAATTTAACGCAGTCCCCGCATTTCAACCAGCAAACAAAGAAGTTGCTAGGAGTTTAGAATCAACTATCAAAATCTATCCATCAACAACAAATCAAAAAGATAGTAAATATATTAAATCTAGAGTTCCAAAGATATCGGCAAACTATGTTGAAAACACAGTCCCATATAGGTATGCTCAAATGGCACTATTGGGACATAATAGATTGAAACTAATGATTCCTGGAGATCCATATATTTCTGCTGGATTGATAATTAAAGTTACATTAACAAAAACTTCAAAGGGATTAGATCCTACTGCTGGAGATTTGGAAGATCAATATTTGTCTGGGTATTATGTCATTTCTGCTCTAAGACACATTTTAAATCAAGAAAATGAATTTAATACTGTTTTGGAACTTGTTAAAGATAGTTATCACCCACCAAGTCTATAAGGGAAAATATTATGAGTGCGATGAAAAATAAAAAGAATTTTCCAGGGTTAGATGGATTTGTCTGGTGGACAGGAATTGTTGAAGGAAGGCAAGATCCATTAAAACTGGGAAGAGTTCAAGTTCGTTGTTTTGGGTGGCATACCGAAAGTAAACAAAATATTCCTTCGGATGAATTACTTTGGGCACACCCAGCATTTGCTGCTAATGTATATCAAACAACCCACGTTCCAAAAGAAGGAGAAAACGTTTTTGGATTTTTTATGGATGGTGAAGATGGACAATTCCATTCTATTTTGGAGTTATCCCGGCAATTCCTGGAAAAATATATCCAAAAACTGAAGGATTTTCTGATCCTGGTGATGATGCTGATGTAAAAAGAAGACCTATTCCGGTTCATTTGGGAAAACCAACAAGATATCCAAATATACAGGATTTGGATGAACCAACGACATCCAGATTGGCAAGAAATGAAAATATAGATAAAACCCCATTAGGAGGAGCATATGCTGCTAATTTTAAAAAATTAGCAGCAGACGTTGTAGCATCAGAAGCAACCGGGGGGACAGATACCACCCAAATTTTAGCATCTGGACTTCTGGAAATTTTAGCATCAGAAAAACCATTTTATGCTGCAAAATATCCATATAATTGTTCAGTTATGACAGAATCCGGACATTATATTGATTATGATGATAGTCCAGGTGCAGAAAGAATTACTCTGCTTCATAGAACCGGAAGTTTTTTGGAATTGAAACCAAATGGTGATGTTAGATTATATGCTGCAAATGATTTATATCTCACCGGAGAAAAAAATGTTTATATTACTGCCAAAACAAAAATGATTCATAATAAGGCAGTTACTGAAATTCTTGAAGAAATTCAAATGCTCAAACATACCACAAAGGGCATTCATATTGACAACATCGGTTATCACTACTAATAAATAGTATAATGAAAACACAAACATTCCATTCAGATTTAGATTTAATGTTTAAAACCCATCCTTCAAAGAAAGATTTGGTCTTGAGCATTAATGAAAAGGCAGTAATTCGCTCGGTTAAGAATTTGGTCTTAACTAACCATTATGAAAGATTGTTTCAATCCGAAATAGGATCAAATGTTTCAAAGATGTTATTTGAACCAATGACATCAATAACAGCAAATATAGTTCAAAGAGAAATATATGATGTAATAACTATATTTGAACCAAGGGTTTCAAATTTGACGGTTGATGTTAAAATGAATCCTGATGAAAATTCTTTGACGGCAACAGTTCAATTTTATTTAGAGAATTCAATTACTCCAGTCAGTGTAGATTTACTTTTAGAAAGAATAAGATAGGAAACTAAATGAGCGGATCAAACTCAAATATACAAATTGCGGGAACAGATTTTGATCAGATTAAAAGCAATCTGATTACCTATCTACAGGGACAAAATATTCTAAAAGATGCTTCTTATACTGGAAGTGTTCTTTCAATATTAATGGATATCCTTGCTTATAATACCCACTATAATTCATTCTATTTGAATATGGTTGGTAATGAAATGTTCCTTGATACTGCCACAAGAAGAAGTTCTGTAGTATCTCGCTCCAAACTTCTTGGATATACTCCATTATCAACATCATGCCCAACAGCAGTGGTTGACATTAGAGCTGATGGTTTAACCGGATCTGCTTTTTATCTTCCAAAATATACAAAGTTTCTTTCTGAAAAACTTGATAATACTAACTATACTTTCGTAACAACAAAAGATTATTTGGTAAATGCGAATTCAACAGGACATATAGTCCTTCAGGATGTTGAATTGAAAAGTGGAGAACCAATTTCATATACCTTTGTATATTCGGCAACGACAAATTTTGAAAATAGATTTAAAATTCCAGATGCTAATATTGATCTTGAAACATTAGAAGTCGTTGTTCAAATATCAACAACAAATTATGAATCTACGGTATTTAATAAGGTTGATGATAAATTATTATTAGATGGAAATTCGGAAGTATATTTCATTCAAGAGTCCCTCGATGGAAATTATGAAATGTATTTTGGTAATGGTATCATTGGAAAGGCATTATATGATGGTAATTTGGTTAAAGTTAAATATCTAACCTCAGCTGGGGTTGATGCGAATTATGCTTCAAGTTTTGTTCCGGTTGAAACTATAGCATCATATGATACAATTGATATTATAACCACAGTTCCAGCACATTTTGGCAGATCAAAAGAAGATATTGATTCAATTAGATATATTGCACCTAAAGTATTTTCGGCACAAGGAAGAGCAGTTACCGTCAATGATTATATAGCATTGATAAAAAAGAATTCCGAAGCATTTCCGTTGGATGCTGTTAATGTTTGGAGAGGGGATGATAATCAACCTCCAGTCTATGGTAAAGTTTTCGTTTCGGTTAAACCAAAAGGTGGATATTCGGTGACCGAAAACCAAAAGAATCTTATTAAAGAAACCATAATAAAACCAATTAATGTAGTTACTATTGATGTTGATATAGTTGATGTTGATTATACATTTTTAAATATTGAGACTAATGTTTTATTAGATCCAACAAAAACAACTCTCACAGAGAATGATATAAGAACGACCATAATGAGTGCGGTTAAGGCATATTCCGCAAATAATTTAAATTCATTTGAATCAACATTGATAATTCCGGATTTGATTACTACAATCAATTCTTCGGATCAATCAATCATCACAAATGAACAGAAGATAAAATTACAAAAAAGAATATCTCCAACAACTAACACATCAATTTCATATGTTATGGATTTTGGAATACCAATTAAAAGAGATTTCTTTGGTAAATCCGTATCAATATCAGATAGTTTCCAAATGTTGGATATAAATAATATATCTACAACCGGAGGATTTATTTTAAGAAAAGATGTTTATATTGAAGAAGTTCCGGCATCTTCAACGAGCATTGATTCAATTGTAATATTAAATCCTGGAACTAACTATACCAAAACTCCAATTATTAAAATTGTTGGAGATGGTAAGAACGCAACAGCACATGCTTCCATAGTCAATGGTAAGATTAAAGAAATTATTATTGACAATCTAGGAGAAGGATATACTCAAGCGATAGTCCAAATTGATCCTGATGGTGGTGGAGGAATACTTGGATCAGCAAAAATAATTCTTCAAGGTAGATATGGAGATCTAAGAACTTATTATTATAATAATGGAATCAAATATGTTCTAAATCCAAAAGCTGGAACTGTTGATTATTATTCTGGGGTTATTAATTTAATTGACTTTAAACCATACTCAATAAATAATAATTCTGGACAACTAAAAATTAATGTTATTCCAGATACTAATATAGTATATTCTGAGAGAAACAAATTATTAACTTTAGATCAGAACGATCCAACGGCAGTATCAATTAATATTATAACTAAATGATTCCAGATAATTTTAAAGATTCTCTAGCGTTAATATCTCAATTCCCTGGTTTCATTAGGGATGATTCTGACTATCAAACTTTCATACAGTTTGTAGAGGCATATTACCAGTGGTTAGAAACCACTGGTAATCCTGAAGAAAGATCGAAAAATCTTCTCAACTATTCCGATATTGACAATACAATACCAGAATTTGAGGAATATTTCTTTAATGAATTTCTTCAATACTTTCCAAAGGAATCATTAACTAGCAAAAGAGAGTTGGTTAAGGTTGCTAGAGAACTTTATCAAAGAAAGTCTACTCCAGCATCATTTAAGTTTTTATTCAGAGCATTATTTGATTCTGATTGTGACATCTATAACGGTAGTGATTTTATTCTTTTATCATCAGATGGTAAATGGATTCAACCAAAAAGTATTCAATTAAAGACTCTTGATCCAAGATTTTTACACGTTGATAATTATAAAATTTTTGGAACAGAATCAAAATCTAGTGCCAAAATTGAAAGATCCCAAGTATCAAATAATTCCATCGAGATCTTTCTTTCTGATTTTGGTACAAATTTTTATCCAGGTGAAACTGCTAAAATAGTTGATGATCAATTACATGAAATTGTTGTTGATGGTTCAATATTGGAAGCAACCATTATAGGAACTATAAAATCTGTAACAGTTGATCCAAACAATCTAGGAAAAAATTATAAGATCGGAGATCCTACAATATTTTATGGTGGGGTTGATTATTCTGGAAATCATCTAGAAGCAACCGCTAATGTATCTTCAATTTATAATGGAGAAATAAAAGAAGTCATTGTTACCAATCCTTCTTGTGGATTTAGAAAAAATTATTCTCCGGTAGATTTACTCTCTGCCAATGGATCAAACGGAAATATTGTAATTAGTGAACTAAAAACCGATTCTCCATTTTTTACAAGATTTGTTTCAAAGGATGTTATTGATTCTAAAAAAGATGTTCTTTTAAGCAGTCCATCTTTTGGTTTTGCTAACAATCAATCCGCTAATATTGATACCAAATTATTAGATGTATTAACTTTCCAAGAGTATAATACATTTCCACTTTCAACATTCAATATAACAAATCCTGGATCAGGATATGATGAGAAGTTTAATCTCAATGTTGAATCTTTATATGATACTGAAAATACCTATAAATCCAATCTTTTTGATTTAGGAATATTGGGACCAATCAAGATTAGAAGTAAAGGTAAGGAATATAAAGTTGGTGATGAAATTCAATTTGTTGGAGGATTTGGCGCATTTGCTTTTGCTAGAATTTCCTCTGTTGATGGTAGAGGTTCAATATTAGCAGCAGAATATTATAATGGGGATGATATCACCAGTCTTGGTGGGTTTGGATATTCAAACGATTCTCTTCCAAAATTATATATTGATTCTACAACAGGATTAGGTGGGGAGTTATATGTTGAGTCTGTCTTAGGTGATGGAGAGTCGCTCATTGCCAACGCATATCCTATTGGTGGTGTTAAATCCATAAATGTTATAAGTGCTGGTGAGAATTATAGGGAAAATCCTTCAGTTTCTTTGACCACCCAAGACATTGTCATTACTGGATTAAATTTGGTTGATGTTCCAAAGAAAGGATCTTTGGTTTATCAAGGAGATTACTACAACTCAACATTTAAAGCATTTGTTGATTCATTTACTTTAAATTCAGATTCTCCACCAGGAACCCCATATTATACACTTAGATTATATGAATATAAGGGGACTGCGAATGGATCTCTCAGCATTTCAATTGATAAAGTTAATACTAATGATAAACTTTATAATTATACTATAAGAACAACATATAACTCTAATGGATTTACTAACGGAGTTAAAATTTATGGTAATGGAAAGGCAAAAGCAACCTCTAATTTCATATCCGGATTAATTTTTGGAAAGGGTAGTTTCCTCGATGAATCTGGACAACCAAGCTCTTCTTGTAGAATTGAAAGTGATGTATATAATTATTATTCATATTTCCTACAAGTGGAAAAATCTTTCAGCAATTATAAAGAAGTATTATATAATCTATTACATCCAGCTGGAACTAGGGTTTTGGGAACCAATGTTCTTCCACAAAAACCTCAAAAATTAAACTCCGGATTATATAATACAGAATATCATAGAAGGAATCTATCAAGAAGTTTATATAATCCTTCTATTATATCATATATGGACATTAGGTCCAAGATGCCCAAATTAAAATTTGAGGTCAATGATAGTGGAGAAGGATTTAGAGTAGATCCAAACAGTGAAATTGTTTTTTTAAGGGGTGGAGCAAATTCATCTGGGTATATATCAAGCATTGATCCAAATACAGCAAACATTTCATTAGCAGATTTAATTGTAACTGATATAATTGGGGCGCATGGAAATCAGACTATTGGAAATACGGCATTAAACTTTTTACATAATCCAACAGCAAATGCTAATAATCAAACATTGGCAAATGTATTCTCTTTCATTGAATTTAATACTAGTCCGATCTCTAATGCAGTCTTAAATACTCCTTCCGATTATTATACTGATTTTATTGAAGTTGATGCCTTTTCATTGTATGATAATGAAGTTGGTAGTCAATCGGTACTATCTAATCTTGGAATATTAGGAAAAATTAAAGTAGTATCCGGAGGATCTGATTATCAAGCAAATGATAATATTATTTTTACCGGAGGGGATGGATTTGGAGCATATGCCAACATCTCCAGCGTTGATGCTAATGGAGCAATTTTAACCGTTGATTATGTTTATGATCCAAATGGTGAGTATGAATATAATCTTGGTGGATTAGGATATAGAGAAGAAAATCTTCCAACACTAACCGCAAATTCACAATTTGGTACTGGGGCAATATTAACCATTGAAAATATTCTTGGCGATGGTGAAAAGATATCTGTTGTCTCTGATCCAATATCTTTGGCAAATTCATCAACTAGTATAGTAAAGATTGAAAATTATGTTGATTATAAAGAAAATTATCACTCAATAAATGTTTCTATTGATATAGTATCTTCAAATTCAATTATTGCTAATGCTAACGTTCAAACAATTACTGGAATTGCTGCCAATTCTGCGAGTGTAACTTCCATATATTCTGAAATTGATGCCCAACCAATTTATAACCTAGAAGTTATTAATGGTGGATATGGATTTAGAACATATTCAAATGGGAATAGTTCAATATCTTTCTCTGGGGTGAATTGTTCAAATGAAGCATATGGTGAAATTTATTCTGTTGATGAAACCAACCCATTTGAAGCAACATTACTTTCAAAAGATGTTATTGGACTAAAAAGAGATCTTGTAATTGGAAATACAATTTTATCGTTTGCCAACAATATCCTAGCAAATGCCAATACAGCATTAATAAATTCCCTAACATTCTTTGATATTCAAACATACCCAATCAAAGAAATAAGAGCAAAAAATCTTACAACAAACAACCCATCTGTAAAGGCGCATTCGTTTTATGATATTGAATATAATACTTCAGAATTATCTTATTTGGGTATTCTAGGTCCAATTGAAATTGTAAGTGGGGGTAGAAACTACCTTCCATATGAAACTTTAAGTTTCTTTGGAGGACTTGGTTCTATGGCATATGCCAGAATTACAGATGTTGATGTTGATGGAAAAATTACCAAAGTTGAATATTATACCGACAATAGTAATATTTCTTCTCTTGGTGGATTTGGATATAGTAATGATGCGTTACCAAGCATTGTAATCAATACTTCTTTTGGGTCTGGAGCAATATTGCGAGTCAATAGCATCTTGGGTGATGGTGAAGTAGTAGGAAATATTTCCAATACAGTTAAAACTGATGGATTGCCATTATCTTACGTACTGGATACTTCTGACAATATTGTAATAAGTCAAAACACCCCAACAGAAATTGTAAATGTATTCTCTAAAATTGTTAGTGTTGATGATTCTAATAGTACTATTACAATAGAAGATTGTGAAAGACTATATTATCCAAATGTTGCTCTGGGATACGCAACCTCCAATACAATTATTGTAGAGAAGATTACTGAAGTATTTGATTTTGTAAATGGTGGGGCATATAGTGATCCAAATGCCAAGATAAGGGATATTATCCGCATTGGAGATTTGATAACCCTATCAAATAACATTTATATAAAGGTTACTAATGTTGACTTCCTAACAAATCAATATGCTACAATATATTGTGAAGGAGATATCAACCCATCTGGCAATAATATTAACCAACAACTAATCAGCGTAATTCATAATTTTGATGCTAATAATATATCTTTTGAATATCAATTGAGTTATGATAGTGTTGTAAATAGTGATGTCTTGACATTGGTTACTGAAAATAATGATATAATTTACTTCCCAAATCATGGGGTTGTTCCTTCTATCACAACAGATTATGTTTCTACTGAAGATACACCATCAATATTTGCGATGACGAAGGCGTTGAGTGATGATATAAATACAACAGAACTATTGGAATTTAGTACTATCAGAAGTCTTGAAGATGGTTCTAATTCTTCTGAAGATGGATTTATATTATCTTGGGATACACAAGATTATGTTAGTAACACATATTTTGCCGAAACTTATATTGGTTCAACGATAGCAACATTTTAAATAAACTATGGCTAATTCACAAATTAAATTAATAGATTTACCTATTCAGAATACATTAACCGGAAATACAAAATTTGTTTCTATTAATTCTGATACTTCCAAAACAGAATTGACTCCAGCAACTTCTGTAATAAATCTAGTTGGACAATATTTGGCAAACACTACCATAAATGTAGTCAGAAGTTCAATTGCTTGGTTTCCCGTCTATGTGGAAAAAAATATAACAAGTATTGCCGTCCAACCAATAGATTATTTTCCAACCGCATCTATTGGAACTGCTAAATATACAATCCAAGCATCTTCCGGAGCAGATTCCCAAGCATCAGAACTTTTAGTTTTATGTAATGGATCTTCGGTTTCATTTTCTGAATATTCAATAATGTATACTGGGGCAAGTAGAATTTGTACATTTAATGCTGCTATTGCAGGAGCAAATGTTGTTATATCAATAACCCCAACAAATTCAACAACTACGCTAAAATTTGTAAAGGTTCAAATTCCAAAATAATTTATGACAGCAAATACATCAAATTCATTATTAACGGATAATTATTTTTCTTTAGAAGTAGAAAAATTATATTATTCCCTAGTACCAAATTCAGACTTAAAATATAATACGGATAATAATTTATATTTATTTTTAAGTTCAATGAAGAATTGGAATAATGAATTCCAACCACCAATTCCAGAAAATAATGAAAAATACTTTAAACAAGTAAAGAAACATATTTTTGCCATAAAAAAGGTTGCTACTCCAGACGTTTCTCCGGTTATTGAACGAATTGATTGGAAATTAAATTCTTATTATGATACTTATTCGGATGAGGAATATCTTTTTGATAAAGATATTAATGGAAAACTAATCAAAAAATTCTATGTCAGAAATTGTTTTGATCAAGTATTTAAATGTTTATGGAATGGACAAACAACTTCAAATTCTTATAATATTGGAACAATAACAAATTCTGGAAATAGTTATATTAATATTACACACAGTGGTCCTGATCTAGGAGCTGGGAGATATATAAGAATTCAAGATTGTAATCCATCCAATTTTGATGGAATCTATAAAACAGCAATTACGCAACAAGGAAATGTTTCCATTATTATTGCTAATGATGAAAAGTATAAAATTTCAACCGCAAATGCAACGGCATCTTATATTTCTGGTGGAACAATCAAATATTTGGAACTAACTTCAGAAGAACCAGTTTTTGATGTTGGTACTTTCAATAAAGAAGAAGTTATTATTACAGAAGATGGATATAAGTGGAAGTATATCTATACTATAGATCAAGGCAAAAAGCAAAAATTCTTTAGTCAAGAATGGATGCCAATCTCCATAGACACAAATACCACATATTCGGCAAATTCCAGTTTTGGGCAGATTGATGTTATTAATGTCCTTAGTCAGGGCAGTGGATATCAAAACGGAACCGGAACAATTGCGGTGACTATTACTGGAGATGGGCAGGATGCGTTAGCATCAACTTATGTAAATGTCAACAATAATCTTGTTGATATTTATATGATTAATCCAGGGACTAACTATACCTCGGCAAATGTTAAATTGACTCCAAATGCGTTTGGTGGTAATGGAGCAAGAGTTTTGTTTTCAATTTCTCCTCCAGGAGGACATGGATCAGATCCATTGACTGAATTTGGTTGTAGAAATGTCATGATAACTTGTCAAGTAGTTGGAACTCAAAATAATAAGATTCCAGTTGATATTACTTATAGACAATTGGGGTTGATAAGTAATCCATATTCACAAAAAGATTTAACAAAACCGGCAAACAATTCGGTTTATGAAGTTGATACAAAAATATTAATTGCCAATGAATCAGGAACTTTCCTAAAAGATGAGATTGTATATCAAGGAACCGATGTAGGTAATACGACATTTAAAGCAAATTGTTTGACTTTTACCGCAAACGACGATTTAAAGGTTATAAATACACTAGGAACAATACAACAAGATTACCCAATATATGGGGCAACATCTGGAGCATCGGCAACAGTTTTACAAGAGATTATTCCTGACATTATAATAAATTCTGGCAAAATCTCATATATAGAAAATAGAATAGGAATCACACGAAATGAAGATGATTCTGAATTATTCAGATTAGTAATAACCTATTAAAGTTTGGATTAGGGAAAAAATAACATATGTCTACAGAAACTTTAGATAAAATTAAACTTGCACCATATTACGATGATTTTAGTGCGAATTCAAATTTTCATAGAATTTTATTTAAACCAGGATATCCCGTCCAAGCAAGAGAGTTGACTCAATCTCAAACTATTTTACAAGATCAAATTACTAAATTTGGCGATCACATTTTTGCGAAGAATACTCCAATTTCTGGTGGGCAAGTCACTGTAGATTTTAATGTTGAATATGTAAAATTAGAAGTTGTAAATCAAAATAACATTGAAATTAAAGCATCCGAGTTTTTAGGAAAAACACTAACAACAAATAGTGCTAATGGGGTTATTGCCATCGTTCTAGCAACTCATGAACCTGAATATTTAAATCCACAATCTGGTAATATTACAGATCCTCCAACTTTAATCGTAAGATATCTTTCCGGAACAAAATTTGTTGCTGGCGATAACATTTATTCTAAGACATATTCTACAGATGGTTTAATCGCAAAAGTTATTGCCGAAAATTCAGAATATATTCCACATAGAGGACAAAGTTCAATTGCTTCTATTGATGATGGTGTTTTCTATATCAATGGATTCTTTGTTGGGGTTCAAAAACAGACTATTACTATTGGAGAATATACTAATACTCCAAATGTGAGAGTTGGATTAGAAATTCAAGAAAATATTATTACCTCGGAAGATGATTACAGTTTATTAGACCCAGCATTGGGATCATCTAATTTCCAAGCACCTGGAGCAGATAGATATAATATCAATTTAACATTGGCAACAAAACCATTGGATGATATTTCTGGAGATCAATTCTTTATTGATTTGATTACTATAGATGCCGGAACTGTGGTAAAGAAAGTCAATAGAACAATTTATTCTGAAATTGATGATTATCTAGCAACAAGAACTTTTGATACTAATGGCGATTTTGTTATCAATAGATTTAAACTTTCTGTTGATCAAATTTTAAATCATGATGATGTTTTTTATCTAAAAGTTGGTCCAGGTAAAGCATATGTCAAGGGATATTTGGTTGAAAACCAAAGCACATTTAATATTGTTAGTAATAAGGCAAGATCAAACAATCATGTTACTAATAAACATGTTTATATAGATCAAGGAAATTTCTTATATACCAGTAATAATAATGGACTTTTTGATTCCTCTCTATTTGAATCTGTTGAAATTTATATCAATCAAACTAACAATTCTTCGGAACTCTCTACTAATACATTGGCAGCAACTGCTAAAATTAGATCCGTAGAATATGTCTCTGGAACAACTAGTGATAATTATATCTTCAAGAATTATTTGGTTGATATTGAAACCAAGAGCATTCAAAATTTGATTTGTGGGAGTTTGAGTGAAGATGGTTCTCAGATCACTTTCCCAGATTCAATGCCAATGATTGATGGATTATATAATGGAGTAAAGGGAATTATCAATCTACAATCAATCGGAGCAACAAAATTTGAAATTGCTAGTTATGTTGATGGCGTTGCCACACTAACAACAAAATTACCAAATAAAATCAATAGTTTAGATAAATTCTCATTAATTTTTGATTCATCAAACTTTAATAGTTTGTGGTCCTCTGATAGATTAAAGTATTGTTTTGTTAATAATCTAAGTAAGAATCCAACTATTTCTACTGGAAAGACTTTCTTATCTGATGCTCAAAAAGAAGAACTCATTGTTCCAATTGGAGAATCATATATTAAAGATAATTCAATAACAGCAACAAAATATACTTCTTGGCAAACATTCAGAGAGAAAGCGTTTCCATCTAGTGTTGGAACTCCATTGACTCTAATTTTACCACTAAGTCTTGGACATAATATAAGTTATTATACTTCTGGAGTGACTTTAACTGGAGTTGATATTGATTCAAACTTTACGTTCTATACCAATTCCACATCATCAGTAAGTTCCGTATTATCAGCAAGTGATAATATTGAAAGTATTGTTATTGATTCAACAGGAACAAATGCTAGAATTACTGCTAAATCTGGAGCAACTATTCTTGGAAAAACTATCAATGTTGTTGCTAAAATTAATGTTGAAGATGCCACAGATATTGCCCATAGAGCAATCAAAGGGAAAGATTTAATTTTGGCAGATACTACTGCTCTTGCGCTTTCTGGAACTGCTGTTAATGATGGAAATAATGATATTGCCTTTGTTAATCTACCAAGAGGTCAGGTTACTCTATATAAAAATCAATTCAATGCTAACTCACAAAGTCTTTTCGTATCTGATGTAAAGAATATAATTAAGATCATTGATAATTTTGGAGAAACCGCAAACGCAGCAATGCTAACAAATCCAAAATATGATGTAACAAGAAATTATATTTTGGATAATGGACAAAGAGATGCCTATTATGATCACGCAGCAATTAAATTAATTGCCGGAGCATCAGGACCTGTTGGGGATCTAATCGTTCTTCTAAATTACTATAATCAAACTGGTGGAGATGGATATTTCTGCGTAGACTCTTATGTTTCTCCAGTATCCAATAAACCAGAATCATATAGCAGAATTCCTACTTATATCAGCAAGGCAGGAAATGAATATAATTTAAGGGATTGTTTGGATTTTAGACCAGCAAGAAAAAATGCCGTTTTTGATTTTGTAATTGGAACAAATAATACAGATGATGTAACAAGAGGTGTTTATACTCCATACGATAACACCAATTTTGAATTATCATATGAATATTATCTTGGAAGAAAGGATCTTCTTGTTGTAACAAAAGATAATAAGATCAATTTGATTGAAGGTATTTCTGCGGTTATTCCAAAAGAACCAAAAGAACCAGATGGTGCTATCACCATCGCAAGGGTTACACATGACCCATATACCATGTTCATTTCTAATGATAATTCTCCACTATCAACATCTTCTATTAAGATTGAAAATGTCAATCATAAGAGATGGAGAATGGAAGATATTACTAAATTGGAAGATAGAGTTGGTAGATTAGAATACTATACTTCACTCAGCAATCTAGAACAAAGTGCCAAAGGACTACAAATTCCAGATGCTAATGGACTTAACAGATTTAAATCTGGAATTCTAACCAATGATTTCAGCACATATAAGATTTCCGACACTTCAAAAATAGACTATTCAGCCTCTGTTAATGGAGTCAAGCAAGAATTGTTGCCAGTTCATGATGTCAAAAACTTTAAATTATATCTAGCAGACACATTAAATAACTTTAATCAATTGACTGCCGCTGATAGAAATGCCCTACCATACTCAGTAGACTATGATGGAATCAATTCTTATGTAACATTGAAATATTCAAAGGTTCCAGCAGCAACCCAAAGTTTTGCTACAAGAACTGTTAATGTAAACCCATTTGCTTTTATCAATACCCAAGGACAATGTATTCTAAATCCTCCTATGGATAATTGGGTTAGTACTACAAAACTACCAGATTTATTGATTGTTAATCCAGATACTCAATTATATCTACAAAGCGATGTCATTAACCATTTGAGTACTGGCGCTTGGCAGACAATTTCTTCATCACAAAAATTTGGGGAAGGAACAACAACAAGTTTGGCAAAAGCAGTTGCTACTGGTAACTGGAATGCCGTAACAACAATGTCATCCCAGGATATTATCAATTTTATATCTGTATATGGACAAGATACTCTTCCTGATGGATCAACATTAGGATCAAAAGATTATAAACATATTGTAGATGTGACTACGTTAGATTCTGATCAAGCATATCTGTCATATCTAAGAGGAATTGTTGGAACCTTTATTTCAAGAGATGGATATTGGGGATCTGGTGTAACACAAACAACAACATCAACAAACTATACTGTTACAGATACAACACAACAAAGAAAAGATGTTTCTGGATATTGGACAGATCTTGGTAATAAGTATGAAACCAACAATGGATTTGTAACCGATGTTTCTATCAATCCTTATATCAGAGGGCAAGAAATTGAATTTGTTGCTGCCGATCTATTGATGAGTACTGGAGTTGATTGTTATTTTGATGGTAAGAGGGTGTCTAATAGAATTAGATTGACAAATACTCTAGCAGTAACAACTTCAACAGCAAATGAATTTAACAATTCAGAGATTATTGGATATAAATCTGGAAACACTTATGTTCCCGTTGGTAAGATTTTATTCTCCAGATATTCTGGAGAATTGAGTGCGTCAAACACAACAATTAAAATGTTGGATGTTGTTTGGGATATTAACGCAAGCAAATATACAGATGATGGATATTTATATACTTTAAGATTGGATAAGAACGGAACCGTAAGTGGAATTTCGGCAACTGCTGGTCTACAATATTATACCCATAGATCCGGAAGAATTCAAGCGGCAAGTTCATCAAACTATTCAGTTAAACTTTCTCAGTTAGCATCATCAGTTGATGGAGCATATATTGGGAAAACATTAAATATTATTTTAGATGATTATCAATTGGATTATCCAATCACAGGGTATGATGGGGCAACAAGAACGGCATATTGTAACTCTTCAACAGTATCGCCATCCGTTGTAAACGCAGTATATTCAATTAAAAATTATACTGGACAAGCAAGCACAGATGATAGTGGAACATTATCTGGCATTTTCTATCTACCAAACAACACATTCAATGTTGGACAAAAGATATTTAGAATTGATAACAGAATTAATGGTAATATTGGTTCAGAAACAACCTATGCGGAAGCAACATTCTATGCTTCTGGATTAAGTGTTCAAAAGCAGAATTTAAACTTTGCTCCGGATATTTCTTCGGCAAACTTCACTTTCACAAAAACTGAAAATCAATATCTAAAAACTGTTGATCAATCATCATCATCGGCAAATGTTACTAATTTTTATGGTACATATAATGCTCCGCCACCACCACCTCAACAACCGCCACCGGAACCCCCACCGCCGATTGTTGATCCGGCGCCACCAAAGGAACCTCCGCCGATTATTGATCCACCGCCGATTAATGATCCGTGGGGACCGCCGGAGTTTCCTCCTCCGAAATGGGTTGATCCTCTATGTCAAACATTTATGTTGTTTGGAGAAAATTATCCAAATGGAGCATTTATAAAGTCTGTCAAATTGTTATTCAAGACAAAACCGACAGATCATAATTCTCCAATTACGATATCTTTATTGGGGACTGTAAATGGATATCCAGATGGAAAGACTTTGGATCACTCTATCGTAACATTACCACCAGATAAAATTAATCTTGCTGGTGATGATCCCCATATTTTGGATTCTACCAAGTATACTGAGTTTGAATTTCCAGCTCCTGTATATGTTAAAGCAGAAACTTTATATGCGATAATGATTAAAACCAACTCTAAAGAGTATTCTTTATATTCTTGTAAGTTGGGCGATGTTGCTATTCCATCTACTGCTAAGAATTTACCAACCGATCAAAACCCAACAAATCCATTAAAGATTTCTCAGGTTCCTTCTGTTGGTGGATTGTTCCTATCTCAAAATTCTTTGACTTGGACAGCAGATCAAAATCAAACATTGATGTTTGAATTAGATAGATGTGAATTTGAAACTGGATCGGTTTCCGTTGAATATGTTGTTCCAGAAAAATTACCACAAAGAAGTATTGTTGATAACTATCTAACATATATTGCGAATACAGCATCTATCGCCAATGCGAATCAATATTTCGCAAGTTCAACGGATGTTGTTATTGATGCGTTCAATGTAACAACAACTGATCTTGAATTTGATAGTGCCAAGGTTTCATACGCATATAAGTCAACCAGATACTCCAATGGAGTTCCAAATCAAGAAAGTTCATTTACAAGTTTCCATCCAGGAAAATATGGAACCGCAAGTTATGATGATACATCATTGGATGACAATACTGGACCTAGAGTTCTACAACATGCCAGCAACAACTCTTTTGTTGTTCAAGCAACATTAAATACGACAGACTCTAAAATCAGTCCAATCATTTCTGATGCTGGATTAACACTATATGGCGTTAAGTATAGAATCAATAATCTAGAATTGGCATCCAAAGATATCACCATTATTAATAGTGGGTCTGGATATTCAAATACAGATCAGATCAGTATAAGTTTTGCGGATACAATTAACGGAGGAGAAGATGTAATTGCTTATCCTACTGTTGATTCAACTGGAAGTATTACTGGATTTACAATCTCTTCTGATACTGGAAACCATGCTAATACCATTGCGTCAAGCATAAGTATTACATCAACTACTGGATCTGGAGCAAATCTTGCGATTCATGGAGAAACCTCAAGTGTAGGTGGAAATGCCCTATTCAGAGAAATCTCAAAATCTGTAACTTTGGAACCAGGATTTGATGCTTCTGATTTGAATGTCTATTTTACCGCATATAGACCTGTGAATACAGATATATATGTATACTATAAGATATTAAATAGAGAAGATACGCAACTATTTGATGATTCTGATTGGCAACTAATGACAATGATTTCTGGCAATAAGCAATATGCTTCACAAAAGACAGATCTTTATGAATATGTTGCCGCCCCAGGATCAAATAACACTGCCGACACAACAGTTGGTTATGTGAGTAAATCTAACGGAAAAGCATATACAACATTCTCTCAATTTGCTATTAAGTTTGTTTATAGAACTTCCGATTCAACATTTATTCCTAAGATTAAGGAATTTAGAGCAATTGCACTAGTTTAAATGTATGGAATTTGTAAAAATAAAAGGGACCAACATAATAAGAAATCTAGATAATCTATCTCTAGTTAATATGGATAAGAATGAACTAGATGAATATATACTTAGAAAGAATATTATGTTGGAACAAAAAAAAGAAATAAATAGTATTAAATCGGAAATTTCCTCCCTAAAGTCGGATATAAACGAATTAAAACAATTAATTGTAAATAATTTAACAGGTAAAAATTAATGAGCATAAGACAAGTTTCCTACAGTAATACATTCTCCGAATGGATGATTGTAACTAACCAAACTGTTGCTAGATTGAATGTTCTTGATACTGGATATTACGAAAAGTCAAATGGAACATTTTTATTGACATCAAACACTATATTTGATGTAGGTAATACTGCCATTTTCAGAGGCAATACCTATTTCCTTGGTGATATGTATTCCAATGCGAATTCTTATTTTGTAAGTATTAGAACTGGAAATTTGACCGCAACTACCAATACAAATTTAAATAAATTGTATGTATCCGGAAGATCAACTCTTGCTGATGTATTAGCAACAGATCTTACGGCAACAGGAACGATCACTTTTACAGGATCAACCACAATCAACAATGCTGATCTTCTAGGAACTACCATTATTGATACTACATCAATTGGTGTTGCTACAATCGCAAATACAACCATTGCCAATTTGACGGTCACTTCAAATACCACACATACCGGAACCGGATATTTAAAACTTCCATCAGGAACAACGGCACAAAGACCTTCTGGAACAACAGTAGGAAGAATTAGATATAATACAACAACTACAAATTTTGAAGGACGTGATTCTGATGGATGGAAGAGATTAGGCGGTGGTAAAGGTGGTGGAACAGATTCAATTTTTATTGAAAATGATCAGATCATTAGTGATGATTATACACTAACCAGTTTTAAAAACTATATAACAGCAGGACCAATTTCTGTCGCAAATAATAAAACGGTAACGATTCCAGATTATTGTTATTGGACTATAGTATAAATAGTTATTATACAAATTAATTTAACGAGGTAAAAAATGTCAACAATTAAAGTTAGAAATATTTCAAGTGTATCCAATACAACACCGACTATAGTATTGGATGATCTTGGAAATGCAACGTTCAGTGGAACCGTTAGTGTTAAGGATTTACACTTCGCCGAAACCACTTCCAATAATATTTTCTTTGGGGTTAATTCTGGAACAAGCATAACAAGTGGATTTTGGTCTGTCGGTATTGGCAGTAATGCTTTAGCAGCCCAAACATCTGGTTGGTCCAACATTGCTATTGGTACTAATGCTCTTCGTAATTCATCAACATCAAATTCCAACATCGCCATTGGAACATCAGCCCTACTAAACTTGACAACAGCAAAACAAAATATTGCTATTGGTGAACTATGTTTATCATCATTATCAACAGAAATGTCTGCCGGAGTAGAAAAACAATATGATTTTGGTTTAGTTGGTATTGGTTATGGAGCTCTACAACAAGCATCAGTTAATTGCTACGGGGCAACAGCTGTTGGACACCAAGCGTTACAAAACAGCCTTGGTGGGAGATGGAATACGGCATTTGGTTGGCAGGCACTACAAAATAACGTCCAAGGAACGTCAAATATGGCTTTTGGTGCCCTTGCTCTAAAAAACTGTGCAACCGGAAATGTCAACATAGCTATTGGTGGATCTGCATTAAGAGAACATGTATATGGTGATGGCAATGTTGCTGTAGGAGATAGTGCAATTTGTACAGGAATGACAGGAGCAAGAAACGTTGCTGTTGGACATGCTGCACTTCTTAGTTCAAACAACATATCAGATACAGTTTCTGTTGGGTATGCAGCTTTACAAAATCTTGATGGATGGAGTGAACCTGGTTCCAATGCTGGAGAAAATCCTTGGAATTTAGCAATGGGCAGTTTCGCAATGCAGAACACGAGACGATCATATTCAACTCATGCGATTGGTGCATATGCTTTACAGCACATGAGAAATGGGGCTGTCAATATTGCTGTTGGTGGATCTACCGCTAGATACTCAAATAATGCGATCAACAACGTAGTTGTTGGAGATTCTTCTATGTACAAAGCAAATGGTTCCTATGGGAATGTTTTGGTTGGTAATTTTTCAATGATGACTGGCGATGGCAATTCGGATAATATTGGCATTGGACAAGCTACTCTTGGGTCGCAGCCAAGCAGGTTGGGTTCTCCTCCTGGCAATTATGGAGATGATATCATACAAAGAACTTTTCAACTGAGGAACAATATTGCGATTGGTTCATACTCACTGGGCAACACAACGGTTGGTGTTCAAAACGTTTGTGTTGGACATGGTGCCGGAACTAACATGACAACAGCAAATAACTGTCTTGCTCTTGGTTTCGCATCCGGAACCAGTCTTTCTCCACTAACTTTAACAACCCAATCAAATAAAATTATTATGGGTAATAGTTCACATGATGCAGCATATGTTAATGTAGCATGGACTGTTACTTCTGATGTGAGAGATAAGGACGTTAAGGAAAAGGAAGTTCCTGGGTTACAATTTGTTAAACAAATAAATCCAATAACATTCCAATTCAAAAATAGAGAAACAAACGAAATAACATCTGACATTACTAGATATGGTGTTAGCGCACAAAACATCCTTGAACTTGAAGGTAAAGATTCAATTATCGTTGATTCCACCGTCCCAGAAAAATTGAAAGTAACAGAAACAATGTTAATTCCAGTTTTGATTAATGCGGTTAAAGAATTAAGCGCAGAAATTGAACTATTAAAAACTCAACTTTCAGCAAACACTGCTAGTTAATAACAATTTCCCCCTCTTTTGAGGGGGATTTCTAATATCAATCTATTTTGGTTGCTATTAGAAATCTAATCAACATAAAAGGGTCAATAAATGTTTTCAGAAGACATAAAATTATCTGGTGAAGTAAAATTTACATTAATTGATGAAAACGGTAATGTAAAACTTGAAACCCCTTATATGAACAATATGATTGTTCAAGTGGGAAAAAATTATATTGCTAGTAGAATCGCATCAAACAATTCTGGTTTTATGTCATATATGGCGGTCGGAACTAGCAATGCCAATAGTTCAATCGCAATGACAACCCTACAAGCAGAACCTGCAAATTCTAGGGCACAACTAGTTAACGCAACAGCAACTGCCAATGTCATCACATTTGCGGCAACATTTAATCCAGGAATTGGAACTGGTGCTTTAACAGAGGCTGGTATATTTAATAGTGGAACCGCAAATAGTGGAACGATGCTTTCAAGAATAACGTTCCCAGTAATTACAAAACAAGCATCGGATACTATTACCATAAATTGGAATGTTAAGATAAACTAATATGGCAACAATAACAGTAAGACAATCTGGCGGGAATACTGAAGTAAGATTGAGTGGCGTTGCTATTGCGAATTCGCCACTATCAAACATTCAAGTTGATAACAACTTTAACAATCTTAATAATCAAATAGATACAACATATACTTCGGCAAATTCAACAGCAAATACATTATCAATCGCATTTGGTGTTGCTAATGGTGCATATTCTTCCGCAAATGCTTCTGCCGCAGCAGTTCTTGCTGCATTTAATACCGCAAATCTAGCAATAGCGCAAGTAAATACCGCATATTCAGCAGCAACCGCATCATTTGATAAAGCGAATTCCGCATTAACTTTGTCACAGTCAGCATATAATAGTTCAAATGGCAAATATAATTCAACCGGAGGAACAATCTCTGGAGATGTTCGGGTAACAGGAACGTTACAAATAGATAAAACCCTTATAATTTCCGGTAACGTCAATACACTTAATGCTAATAATTTAAGTGTTGTTGATAATATGATATATTTAAATGATGGAAGTAATACAGCTAATCCAGATCTTGGGTTTTCTGGAAATTATAATGATGGTACATATCGGCATACAGGTTTCTTTAGAGATGCTTCTGATGGTGTTTGGAAAGTATTTGATCAATATGTCCCCGAACCTGGTGCATCTGTTTATATTGATACAAGTAACAATACCTTTAGAATAGCAGATTTCCAAGCAAATAATGCCTATTTTGGAAAGATCTATACAACAAAGACTGATCTTGTTTCAAATTTAAATAGTTATTTATTCAATAGTCAACAAGCAAGTTATTATCTATCTGCTAATAATCTAACCGGATCAATCCCAAATGCTGTTCTAGCAAACTCGGCAGTAATGATGGGAAATTATACATTAAATCAAGGGGTTGGTACTGCTAATAATGTACAATTCAACTCATTAGGAGTTGGTACTGCTGCTTCTGGAACCGCTGGTGAAGTAAGGGCAACCAATAACGTAACAGCATATTATTCCGATAAAAGATTAAAAGAAATTCTAAGTAAAATTCCAAATGCTTTGGACAAAGTAAATGCTCTTTCTGGGATATACTTTAAACAAAATGAAAAGGCAGAAGAATTTGGATATAATAATTATGAAAGGCAAGTTGGGATAATTGCTCAAGAAGTTGAAACCATTCTTCCGGAAGTGATTAAACCAGCACCATTTGATATTGATGAATTCGGAAATAGTATTTCTGGAGAAAATTATCTAACCGTACAATATGAAAAACTAGTCCCATTACTAATTGAAGCAATTAAAGAATTGTCAGAAAAAGTGAAAAGATTAGAAAATGGCTCTTAACGCATCAGGAAAACTTAGTGTTGGTGGAATTGTTACCGGAGAGTCCATTGAATTAGAATTGGGAATGTCTGGAACAGCTGTCGCATCCCTAAATGATGATAATTTTAGAGCATTAGCAAATGTCTCTTCTGGAACAATCTCAATAGACACCTTTCATGGAAGACAATCCACTTGGGCAAAAAGAACAAATAGTTTTGCTGGGGGTGGATGGTGGTCTGATGTTTCGGTTTCATCAACCGGAAAATATATTATAATGGTTAGTAATGATGGGTGGGTAGTTGTATCAACAGATTATGGGAGAACTTGGTCAACCCAATCTGATAATACTTCTGGAGTTTCATTTTATAAATGTTATATAACAGATGATGGCAATTGGATATATATGCTTGGATCTGTTGATAACACTCGCAGGTTGTGGAGAAATACATATTCTGGGTACATAACCCTAGGATTATATTCGGACGTTTATACTTTTAGCACTTTGGCAGTTGGATTTGCTGCTGCAAAAAATTATACTCCATACCCAGCATTATTTGTATCAACAGATTTTTCTGGTCCATGGGGAAGTGAACGCTCATATGTATACAAATCAATAGATAATGGAGCAACTTGGTCAACGATTTATAACGTTTCTTCTGTTGTAAGCGGTAATAGATTTATCAATGCCGCATGTTCTGATGATGGAAATAGAATAGCAGTATCAAATTTTAATGGGACTGTATATCATTATACAACCAATGGGGGATCTAGTTGGTCAACAGCAGCTACAACGGGGGCAAATTTCTTCGGAATAAAAACGGATTCATCAGGATCAAAACTTATAATGTCCGGAGATGATGGACTTTGGTATTCTTCATTTGGTGGTGCTGCTGGCAACTTTGATGGAAATCAAGTTTCTCATAATCAAAGTTTTACTTTATCAAGAGATGGATCAACGATATATGCTGGATATCCTGGACTTTCGTCTATAAAAAAGGCAACTTCATTTAGTATATATGGCGCTGGATGGTCCAATGTTTATTACCCAAGTTCAACGGGATATGGGTTGGTTGGATGTTCAGCAAATGGCAGTTTTGTCGTTGCCACCGCAGGTCAAAATAATGGTGCAATTTATACATCAGTATAAACTATACCAAAAACAAACTATTCAATTCAATTATAGATTAGAAAATGGCTCTTAACGCATCAGGAAAACTTAGTGTTGGTGGACTTGTTACTGGAGAGTCCATTGAATTAGAATTAGGAATGTCAGGAACAGTTGTAGCATCCTTAAATGATTCTAATTTTAGGGCATTAGCAAATGTCTCTTCTGGAACAATTTCAATAGATACTTTCCACGGAAGACAGACCACTTGGGCAAAAAGAACAAATAGTTTTGCCCAAAATAATTCATACGAAAGGTGGAATGATATTTCAGTTTCATCAACCGGACAATATATTGTTATAGTTAGTAGTTCTGGGTGGGTGGTTATATCAACAAATTATGGAAGAACTTGGTCAACTCAATCTGATAATACTTCAGGAACTGCATATTTTGGTTGTGCCATAACCGATGATGGTAATTGGGTATATTTGATTGGGGATGATGGAGCAGGTCGTGGACTATGGAGAAATACATATTCTGGGAATCTAACCAATGGATTTTGGACAAAAGTTTATACTTTTGAGTTCGCTGCCGTTTACATTGCTATCGCAAAAAATTATACTCCATATCCAGGATTATTTGTAATGGCAGGAACTTCATATCTTCCAATACCTCCATATACTCGCTATTGTAAAGTATACAAATCAACAGATAATGGAGCATCTTTTTCAACGATTTTGTCTCTTGAAACAGGGCTTGCCACGGTAAATTTTAGTAGTATTTCATGTTCTGATGATGGAAATAGAATAGTAGTCGGTAATGGAGGGACTCGGATGTATGGCGGACCCCCAGTTGCGGACTATTACTATACAACCAATGGTGGATCTACTTGGGCAGCATCTCCAGACAAAGACATTTCATTCCAAAGAATAAAAACAGACGCATCAGGATCAAAAATTGTCGCATCCCAAGAGGGTGGCGGTCTTTGGTATACTTCTCCATTTGGAGGTACTTATGGAAACTTTGATTCAAATCCAGTTACTAATGATATATGTTTTACTTTATCAAGAGATGGGTCAACAATATATGCTGGATATCCTGGACTTTCATCTATAAAAAAGGCAACTTCATTCTATCAATATTCGTCCGATTTGTCTAATGTTTATTATCCAAATTCAACCGGATATGGATTAGTTGGTTGCTCCGCAAATGGCAGTTTTGTTGTTGCTACAGCTGCACCAAATAATGGTGCAATTTATACATCAGTATAAACTATACCAAAAACAAACTATTCAATTATATAAATGCCAGAGTAATCTGGCATTATTTTTTTCTCCATTTAAAAAATACATAAATAATAATAGATTAAATTTTACCAAAGGGAATTTCCATGTCAGCAGGTTATCTAGAATTATTTTTAGAACAAGGAGAAGACTTTTCTGTTGATATTACTTTAGATTCTATCAACAATTCTCCTTACAATATTTCAAATTATTCTATCAAAAGTCAAATTAGAAAGTCATATTGGTCTGCCAATACGACAGCACAATTCAATACAACAATAACAAGCAATAATGTATTGACAATTTCATTAACATCTCCAGTAACACAAAATGTTGCTTCTGGTAGATATGTCTATGATGTATTTTTAACTAGTCATGTTAGCAATACCAGATCTAAAATTCTAGAAGGTATTTTATATGTTGATCCAAGTTCAACAAAAATATAAGGAATACTATAATGGCATTGAGAGCAGTATCAGTCAGAGTAAATAGTCAAAATCCAATACGAGTTGATTCTATAACTTATGATTCTACAATTAATGTCAAACTTGGATCTCAACAAGATTATTTGGTTAAATTAGCAAAACCATCTCCAATTAGTAGAATTAGGGATTTGGCAGATGTTTCTGCTTTGACCCCTATTAATAATGATTTATTGATTTATAATTCAAATACTAGTAAATACGAAAGCAATCAATTAACTTTTCAAAACATTAATGTTAGTAGTATTGACGCAGGAACATTTTAATTATGTCAAATTCAAGATTATTATCAATATTACCATCAAGTCTAGCAAATAATGGTGGAAAGATATTAACAATATCGAATAATTCAATTGCTTGGACAAATAATTATGCTTATGATGTAGCAAATTCCGCATATGCTGCGGCAAATTCTGTTTCCATGTCTCTACAATCTGTACAAACTGCTAATTTTACTGCTGTTGCTGGAAAATCATATCCAGTTAATACCTCAAATAGCGCAATAACTGTCACTTTACCAGCATCACCAACTGCGGGACAACAGATTAATATATTTGATTATGGAGGGACTGCTGCAACCAATGCAATCTCGATCAATACTAATGGATTGAAGATCAACGGGATATCGGCCAATTATGCTTTAGCCACAAACCGCCAAAGCACAACGATTGTATATGTGGATGCCACTCAAGGATGGGCCGCTATTAGCGGAACCAGTACAACATCCTTAGTACCTACCTACTCAGCTTCTTATCTTGTCGTTGCAGGGGGTGGCGGCGGTGGCGTCAACTCTACTGGCGGTGCTGGTGCTGGCGGGTTATTAACGGGGGCAATACCACTAAATGTTAGTACAACATATACCGTAACTATCGGTGCTGGCGGTTCTGGTGGCTCTGCGCCCAGCTCTGCTACTACAGCAGCGGGAACTTCAGGGACAAACTCTTTTTTCACTGGGGTTACTACTGCTATCGGCGGCGGCGGCGCTCCGACTTATTTGACTAATGGCGTTAATGGAGGATCTGGTTCTGGATGCGCTTTTGGTTTGATTCCCGGTTCTGGAACTTCAGGTCAAGGCAATGCTGGAAGTTCCTCTGGAAGTGCTAGTTACCCTCCCGGTGGTGGCGGCGGCGGAGCGGGGGCATCTGGATCTCCTAGCACTTCAAGTGCTGGAGGCGCTGGCGGTGTCGGTATTGCATCACCCATTACGGGGACATCTGTCTATTATGCTGGCGGTGGCGGCGGTTCTGGGGATAGTCGCGGATGGAGTGGTGGTGCTGGCGGAAATGGTGGCGGAGGTAGTGGTAGTAATAGCGCATCAGCAGCAGGCTCTGGAACCGCTAACACTGGTGGTGGCGGAGGCTCGGGACCTTATGGCGGTGGCGGGACTCAAGGAAATGGCGGCAACGGCGGTTCAGGCGTAGTCATTCTTTCAGTACCCACTGCAAGCTATTCAGGCACCACAACCGGCTCGCCCACTGTAACCACCTCCGGATCAAATACCATTATCAAATTCACTTCCTCTGGTAGTTACACCGCATAAAAAGTTAAATATAATATTACATAAATACAAAATATATATTCAAAATCCTCCGGAGTTTTAACAAATGTCCAATACAGTAATTCAAATTAAACGCTCAGGTAGCACCGCCACACCTGGATCGTTACAATATGGCGAATTAGCATATTCCTTTCAATCTGGAAAATTATTCATTGGTAATTCCTCAAATACTGTCATTGCGATTGGAGGAAATACTTATAATCAAATCATTGATGCCGCAACTTCTCTTAATACATCAAGCACTTTAGTAAAAAGAGATGCTTCTGGTAATTTCTCTGCTGGAAATATTACTGCCAATTTGTTTGGTAATGCTAATACAGCAACAAGTTGGCAAACAACAAGAAATATTAATGTTTCTGGAGATGCTTCTGGTACAGCAACCATTAATGGTACTGCCGATTCCAATGTAGCACTAACTCTTGCTACAGTAAATTCTAATTTAGGAACATTTGGTGGTACTACCAATATTCCAGTATTAACAGTAAATGCGAAGGGATTGGTTACATCAGCGGCGAACGTTGCTGTCTCAAGTTCGTTCACCATTGCTGGTGATACCGGAACCGATCTATTTAATAATGGCGAAACGTTAACATTCACTGGTGGAGATGGCATTACCAGTACAGTAACAAATAATAATGTTACTATGGATGTTGATAATACTGTTATTAGAACAACAGGAAACCAAACAAAAACTGGAACATTCAGCGTTATTGGGGATTTCAGTGTTTCTGGTAATACCACGTTTACTGGCAACACATCTTATATCAATGTTGAAACATATAAGATTTCTGACCCATTAATTTATCTTGCTGCAAATAACTATACTTCTGATATTGTTCCTATTGGTTTTGCTGCAAACTATTTTGATGGAACTTCCGAATTACATACTGGTCTTTTCAGACAACCACAATCAAATACATATTATCTATTTACTGGGGTTAGTGATGAACTTTCTGGTAATAATAATGTAACTCCAACTTCAAATGGATTTACAACAGCAACTTTGGTTGCCAATATTACCCAAGGAACGGTTTCTAATCTAAAATCTGCGGTTGCTACAACCGATGGTGGTACTGGATTAAGAAGTTATGTAACTGGTGATATTCTTTATGCTTCCGCAGCAAATACTCTAAGCGCATTAGCTGCAGCATCTTCAGGAAACGTTTTACTTTCTGGGTCAACTCCTTCATATGGTAAAGTTGGTTTAACAACTCATGTTTCTGGAATTCTTCCGATTGTAAATGGTGGTACAAACAATGGAACTTTGGGTTCTGCTGGGGCAATAGCATTCAGTAACGGAACATCATATACATTCAGTTCTGTTGGAAGTTCTGGACAAGCATTTATTTCTGGGGGAACTGGAACCCCAACATTCGGCACACTAACTATGACTGGCGGTGGTTTGGGAATCACCTCGGTAACAGCAAATTCCGTTCTTTATTATTCTGGTACTGGAACAGCGATGTCATATACTAATACTCCATCTGATGGTCAGGTCATGCAGTATGGGGTTGGAACTGGAGTTCAATTTGGTATGCTCGATGGTGGAAATTTTTAATTATTAACTAAAGGTATATTATGAGTGAAAAATTTACTAATTATTATATTGAAACATTAACTGGAACTCTACATGATGCGCTTGGGAAAAATATTGTGTTTCAAGCGCAAAGTAGAGTTGATAGAGAAGAAATTGAAGAATTAAAAAAATTACTTGAACATAAGAGTAATGAAACAAACTCTTCGGAACAAAATCATGATAGATTACAATCCATGATTGAGTCTCTAAACTCCCAGGTTGAAAAATTATCAAGAGAGAAGTCAATTTCTGATAATTCTATATCTGAAAAAGATAATATTATCTTTAATCTATCTAATAACTTTGATACTTCTAATCAAAAAATTTGTGATTTAGAATCACAGATAAATAAGAAAGAACAAGAATTACAATCTCTATCTTCTGATTGGGAAGTAAAAATAAATAAGAAAGATAAAGAACTACAGACTCTAATTTCCAAATATGAACCAGAGAAGGTAGTTAAAAAGCAAGATAAAACGAATAAAAAAATTATTATTGCGAAGGAGCAAACAAAAGAAGAAATATCTTCTGATGATACATTTTAGTTGACAACAATAATCATCCTATATAGGATGGTTTTACTGGTAAATACCAAATGGCAAATACTAAATTCCAATTAAAAAGGTCGGTAGTACCCGGAAAAATCCCGGCATCTGGCGATCTAGACATTGGCGAGTTAGCACTCAATCTTTCCGATACTAAAATATTTTCTAAACATTCTTTAGGAAATATAATAACATTATCCGATTATGAAATGGCAAATAGTGCCAACATAATCGCACGAGTGTCATATTCTCAAGCAAACACAGCAACAACTATTGGACAATCCGCATTCGCCACTGCTAATAGTGCAGCATCAAATACTGTTTTAATCCAGTCAGTAGACACTACTCAAAATACTAATATAAGTTCTGCATTTACTCAAGCAAACAATGCTATTTCAAATACTGTTTTATTACAAACAGTAGATGCAACTCAGAATACTAATATTGCGGCAGCATTTATAAAAGCAAATGCAGCAACAACAAATGCATTTTCAATATTAAATGTAAATTCAACATTATTAACATCAAAATCAAATTCAGACACACTATCATTACAAAGTAATGGGGCAATTGTAATTGATTCTGATTCTGTTAATAATAAAATTAATATTGGCGTAAGATCCGCAACAACATCACAAAATGGGGTTATTCAATTATATGATAGTTATGATTCAACCTCAATAACATTATCTCCAACAGCAAACGCATTAAACTTTGTTTATAATTTAGCAAATACCGCAAATAGTAAACAAACATCTTCTAGTGGATTGTTAACAACAAATTATAAATCACAAGAATTTGTTGCCTCTAATAACCAAACAATATTTACTATAACTGATGGATATAGTGTTGGGTATGTTAGTGTATATGTTAATGGAGTATTATTACCACAAATAGAATATACCGCAAATAACGGATCAACAATAATATTAACAACTCCAGCAGGTGGGGGAGATGATGTTGTTGTTAATAAATGGTATTTTGATAGATCAATTTATTTAACCTCAACGCTGAAGGTTGATGAGTTTGTTGCCTCAAATAATCAAACTTCATTTATAACAGCTAACACATATACATCCGGATTTGTAAATGTATATAGAAATGGAATATTATTAAGTAAAAATGAATATGTTGCTTCCGGAGGTACTAATGTCACATTAAATTCTGGAGCGAGCGCAAACGATTCAATTTCAATTCAATATTGGGGATCGGATCAATATAATGCTGCCCCCGTTTGGATTGCCGCAAATACAGCACTAAATGTGGCAAATGGAATTGCAGCATCTGCCAATTTAGCACTCATTACCGCAAATAATGCTATTTCAAATACAATATTAATTCAAGGAGTAGACACTACTCAAAATACTAATATAAGTTCTGCCTTTGCTCAAGCAAATAATGCTATTTCTAATACAGTATTATTACAAACAGTAGATACTACACAGAACACTAATATTACAGCAGCATTTGCTCAAGCGAATAATGCTATTTCAAATACAGTATTAATTCAAGGGGTTGATAATACTCAGAATACTAATATTAATAGTGCGTTTGGACAGGCAAACAATGCTATTTCTAACACTGTTTTAATCCAAAGTGTTGATGCTACTCAAAACACAAATATAAGTTCTGCCTTTGCTCAAGCAAACAGCGCAACAACCATTGGACAATCGGCATTTGCTCAAGCGAATAATGCTATTTCAAATACAGTATTAATTCAAGGGGTTGATAATACTCAGAACACTAATATTACAGCAGCATTTACTCAAGCAAACAACGCAATCTCTAATACAGTATTGATCCAAACAGTAGATGCTACTCAAAATACTAATATTACTTCAGCATTTACTCAAGCAAACAACGCAATCTCTAATACAGTATTGATCCAAACAGTAGATGCTACTCAGAATACTAATATTACAGCAGCATTTACTCAAGCAAACAATGCTATTTCTAACACTGTTTTAATCCAAGGAGTAGATAATACTCAAAACACTAATATCAATAGTTCTTTTGCTCAAGCAAACACCGCAACAACTATTGGACAATCGGCGTTTACTCAAGCAAATAATGCTATTTCTAATACGGTATTACTACAAACAGTAGATGCTACACAGAACACTAATATTACAGCAGCATTTACTCAAGCGAATTCTGCATACAATACCGCAAATACAAAATTTAATATTTCTGGTGGAAATATAACCGGTGCAGTTACAATATCTTCCAATCTAACTGTAACTGGTAACGTAATATTCTCCGGTAATGTGACTACCATATCGGCAAACAATCTATTAGTAAAAGATAATATGATTTATCTTAATTCTGATGGAAATACTGCCAATCCTGATTTAGGATTTGCTGGTAACTACAATGATGGAATATATCACCATGCTGGGTTCTTTAGAGATGCTTCAGATGGGATCTGGAAAGTATTTGATAATTATGTGCCAGAACCTGATGCTTCTCCATATATTGATACCAGCAACAATACATTTAGAATAGCAGATTTTCAAGCAAATAATTCATATTTTGGAAAGATCTATACAACATCAAATGTTTTAGTTGCTAATTTAAATTCAGAATTATTAAATGGGCAAAATGCTAGTTATTACACTGGGTTAATTTCTTCTGCGTTTACTCAGGCAAATACTGCGACAACTATTGGACAATCGGCATTTACCCAAGCAAA